CGATGTTCAGCGCCAAGCCTCGCGTAAGTTCCTCACCGGGCTGGATGGGCGTCGCCTGTTTGTCCGTTCCAAGCACTCTGCACTGAACACAGACCTCCAAGGTATGGGAGCCACGATCGCTAATTGGTGGCTGATCCTGATCGAAGACATGCTCTACGACGAGGGACTCACCTACGGCTGGGATGGCGACTTTGTGTTCTGTGCTTGGGTCCACGACGAAGTTCAGATCGCGTGTCGTGCAGGCCTTGAAGAGACCGTGGAAGGCATCTGCATTCAAGCGGCTGCTGAGGCCGGTAAGCGACTGGGCTTTGCCCTTCCTGTAGAGGCGTCAGCTTCTAACGGCTATGCATGGCACGAGACACACTGATGGAAATTCACTATATCTTTTTCGTGGTTTGGTTACTCTTCGTAGGCACAGTAGGTTGGTTCATAGGGCGCGTCGAGACCCCACCAAACCCAGAAGGCGGTAGTTACGGAGATTCCATGGTTTACGAAGACATAATGGGAGTGCAAGCTGACGCCAACTCCCAAGGTTACTCACAAAAGGAAAGCGACAGGCTGTGAACTACCTGATTGATCCTGAGAACGTCATTGACTTCGCCCGCACTGACGCCGAACTTGAACTGTGGTGGCTCTTCTCCTGTGTCGTCGCTGGGAAGACCGCACGCACGCAGGCCAAGTTGCTTGACGCGATGCTGAGCAAGCTCGAAGGCGAAACGCCGTTCGAAAAGTTCCGCAAGCTGAGCTACAACCGAGAACTGGAGGAAGCTTTCATCGCGCTGGATGACAAATCTGGTGAAGAGATCGCTGACTACGACCTCTCTGTCTGGAAACAATACGCGAAGAAGGAAGCTGCCTAATGGACATCAATATCCAACATCACCTGACTGTATTCGGAGTCAACGGTGGTGACTACGAATATGGAATTAAGCTCGACGGGGACGGCATGGTAGAGCTTAGCTATAGCGAACCTGACCGTCCCGAAGTCACGAGCACCTTGACTATCGCGCCTGATGATCTCCCGACGTTCATCAAGGCGCTGACAGTCTTCGCTAAGTTTAACAATTTCACAGGAGAGGAATGATGGATTTTCACACTATCCTCATCGGAGCGGCGTTCGTTTTGATCGCCTCCTTCGTTGGCATTGTCATCCGCCACCGTAATACGCGTTAAGCGCAATTTTTTCTTGACATTGTTGAGAAGATTGGTTAATACATAGCCATCACTCGGCAACGTCCGACAAGAAAGTCTCCCATGGAAAAAGAAAAACTTCCGCTGCCTTACCCGTATGCGGAAAACAGCCGTGCTGGTTCCCTGCGCTTTTACATCCTGTCGGCGGGTGTGACTTCCCTCTTGCTCATTGCAAAGCTCTTCGGCGGCGAGATGCCATGGTGGGTCGTTCTGGCTCCCGGAGCCCTTGTCGGTTTTCGTGTCGTGCTCTTCGATACGATCCGCAACGCAACACACGAGGCCCTTCGGCATGCGGCGGCCGACAACCGGCTCGATCACTTCATCGAAAACGGCGTGCTCTACGCCAAGCAGAAAGGCATGGGCCCGGACGAGCTTGTTCACGAAATGGAGACGGTCGCGAAGGAGTGTGACATCTGATGCGTGTCTGCTACTTCGATACGGAAACGACGGGCCTGCCCACGAACAAGTATCCTCCTGATTCCGATCAACAGCCGCACATAACGCAGCTTGGTATGCTGCTGGAAATCAATGGTATTGACGTGATGCGTCTCGATGCATTTATCAAGCCGGATAACTGGCGCATTCACCCATGCTCCGGGACCGGCATCTCGAAGAAATCCACTGAACTTACGGGTATCACTCAGGAGATGTGCGAGGAAAGTGGCATCCCGATCGCTGACGCGCTTGAGATGTTCATGATCGCAACCGAACAAGCGGACGCCATCGTCTGCCACAACACCGCGTTCGATACCAAGATTATCGGCTTCGAATACGCCCGCCTTCGGCCCGGTGCCGGGCCGCGTGAAATCCTCAACGGCAAGCCACGCCTCTGCACGATGAAGGCGGCGACGCCGATCTGCCAGCTTCCGCAGAAGGGCCGCAGAACCACCTTCAAATGGCCCAAGCTCGAAGAGGCCATGCGTTTCTTCTACGACGAAGCCCTTGAAGGCGCGCACTCAGCCATCGTTGACATTCTTGCGACACGTCGCCTGTTCCACACCCTTCTGGACGAAGGCGCGTTTGATCAGGAAATCTTCGACCTCAAGGCGGTCGGTAAGCTGCCCAAGGACTTCGCTTCGGAGTTTATTCCAGACAATGGGTGAACTCCTTTCCCTCCGCCCGGCCTGTCATTTCGGGTTCGATATGCCTTTCCAGATCAGGGATGGCTTCAACGGACCGAAGCGCGGGACATGGTGGGTCCGCTCTAAGAAGGACGGAGTAATCGTCGGCCCCTTCCATTCGTGGCAGATGTGTCGGCTCGCCCAAAAATCAGAAGACACGAAGCTTGGATACTCATGAGCACCCTATTCTTTTCCAAAACAGTCCCCTCAGCGGATCGGCCGGGATCGCCGTTCCTGTATTTCTGCGACAACGGGGACTGGGACATCGCCTTCGCCGGTGACCTACCCTACATCGAAGACTACACCAGCGCCTACGTCGGCGGTGTATCAGTTATTGCGATTTTCGACGAACTCGCCGAGATGAACGACCAAGAAGAGATGGATGACGACGGTGAGGTCGTCCACCTTCTGGCCACGATCGAGGTGCCGGACGATGACGACATGGAATCGCCCGTGCTCGAACTGAGCTTTGATGGGACATGCACTCCATCGGATCGCTGGCTTGCCGAAAAGTCCATCATGTCGCCCGTATTCGAATCATTCAATTTCATCCCACTCGCCGACTTCTTCGAAGAGCTTGCTCGCTTCATCGCGAACAATAAGCGCAATATGTTCGACGACCGAGAGATGGACCCACCCTACCGCCTTGAGGAGGATTAGTGATGCCAACCTATTATCGGACTTTGCGCGAAGCAAACAAAGAACGTCAGATCGAATGGGATAAAAACGACGTAACTACTGCTACGTATGCTGGAAATGAACTCGCCGGAGAAATGGGAGAGGCGCTGTATGCCTGTTTCCTAGGTGACAAAGCCCCTGATGAAATCGCAGATGAACTTGCTGACGTGGCAATCTGTCTTGACCTAGTTGCTCTCCGGTTCGGTATACCCCTACCAGTTCGGGCTATCCGGGAAGATCAGCGCATTGCGCCATCGATGATGCAGGGATTCTGCCTCGGTTTGGCAGTCGGCGCTATCTGCAATAGCGTCAAGAAACTCGAACGTGCCAAGCTTGGTATGGTTGGGTCAACTTCATCTGTCGATGACCTTGCCGTTCCGCTTCGCAATGCGATGTTTCTATGCGCTCAATTGGCGGATAGCTTTGGAGTCGATCTCAACAAGGCAATCGCGGCCAAATTCAACAAGACAAGCATGGCGAATGGCCTGACTATATTCATGGAACACTGTGATGGCTGAACTAGACTTCAAGGGAATGTTCGCGGCCTTCGAAGCCGCTGACGAAAAAGAGTGGCGCTACGACCGCAACGCGTCCGTTGGTGCCTCCGAAGCATTCGACTGCCACCGCAAGACCTTCTTCAAGAAGTGGGGCTATGCGCCGGACGATGGGCACGAGCAAGACTGGGGTGCTGCCAAACGCGGTGACCTCATCGAAAACTACTTCGCGGTGCCCGCCACCAAGGCAATTCTGCCAGAGGGAGCGCAACTGCTTTACGCTGGTGATGAGCAAGACACGCTCAAGTCCGGTCGTTTGACCGCAACACCGGATGGTCTGGCGATCGGGCTGGCGCGTGACGCGCTCAAGCAGCTTGGTATTGAGGACATCCAGTCCGATTGCGTCGTGATCGAATACAAGTCTTTCGATCCGCGCGCCACGATCAACGAAGAGAAGGCAATTCACGCTGGTCAGACGCAGGTCCAGATGGGGCTGTTCCACGAAAAAACTGACTACCGGCCCGAGTATGCAGTTATCATCTATTTCAATGCGTCGTGGCTCTCCGACATTCGCCCCTTCGTTGTTAAGCGTGATCCGAAAATCTACGAAGCGGCCAAGGAGCGCGCCGCCGCCGTCTTTGCCAAGGACCCGCAGCCGATCGATTTCATGGCCGAGGGCAAGCTTTCAGGCGCGTGCTCGCTGTGCGAGTTCACCGAAGAGTGTGCCTATTCCACCGGTGAAGCGGCTCCAAAGGTAAAGCGCAACATCGAGGACGCAGAAGTCCGCGAGCGACTGGCTCTACTTGCAGCACGCCAGAAGAAACACGCCGAAGCTCAGAAGGAGGAAAAGCGCGAGAAGAATCTGATCGACGAAGAGATCAAGCAACTTCTCCGCGAACACAAGACCAAGGGCCACACTGATGACTCGTGTTCGATCTCGCTGTCGTGGCGCGCTGGTAAGAAGTCACTCGACATGACGCTTCTGGCTGCTGATCTGGAAGAAGCCGGGCTCGACATCGCCGACTACCAGAAGGAAGGCTCGGGCTACGAACGCCTAACCGTCAAGCTCAAGGAGTGAGCGTAACTTAAATTTGCATTAATGGTAATTTTTGCTTGACATTAACCTTACCATTGTGTAACACATCAACCATCGATTGACCCGACAAATCTTAAACGGAACCTCTTACCATGAACCTCGACTCCCTGATTTTCCGCTGGATTGCCCGCTCCTCGGACGCTCTGGTCCGTTTCGTCATCGCACTGGACGCCCGGCTCGCTAAGTTCCTTGAGAAGGCCGACGCGGCTGTCGCCGGATTCGAGGACAGCATCGGTGACCTGTTCCGCCGCGAGGAAGACGAAAAGGCCGCCATCGAAGCCACGAAGGCGGATGCGATCCGTCGCGTCGAAGAAGACGCCGCCCGGCGCGCTTCGGAAGCTGAGGCCGCGCCGCAGTAGAAAAGGCCGAACTCGAAGACAAGCTGGCCGAGACCAAGCGCAGCCGCGCCATTCTCGCCCAGATGAAGCAATCGCTGCCGACCGGCGAATAAGCGATACCTTTGTGGAGAGGGTTTCTCCACGCTCCCCTCAAGTAATCTGGAGATAATATGGCAAACGATGTTGCCACGCAGGGCTCACGTGCCCTTGACGCCGGTGCCAACCCGTGGGCGGAAGCCGCCCGTGGTGTGGAAACCGGCACCTACCTCAAGTTCAACGGCAACGATGGTCGTTGGTCTTTCGGACAGGATGATGACGATCTGCCGGAAGGCTCCCGCGTCGTCATGGACATGCAAACGCTGGCCTTCGGCTGGATTTGTTGGGTCGAAGGAGCGGTCGAAGAAGAGAAGCTGGTCATGGTCTTGGACGGCAAGCCGCCCCGCGAAGAAGACCTGACCGACTACGGCCCTTACGAAGAAGATGATGGCTGGCGCGAAGCGTCGTCCATCTCCATGGTCCTCGAAAGCTACGGCGACGATGATCAGGACGAAGCAGTCGGCACGCCGCTGCTCTGGAAAACCTCGACCGGTGGTCAGGTTCGCCAGATTCGCAAACTGGCTGGTGCCTACGGTCGCGTCTTTTCCCAGCATCCCAGCGAGTTTCCGATCGTCGAACTCGGTGAAGAGAGCTACGAGCCCCGCAACAAGCGCTACGGCAAGAAGAAGTTCTCGCCGGTGATGAAGATCGTCGGCTGGATGACCGCCGCTGAACTCGAAGGTCTGACCGGAGAGCCCGTGGATGACGAGCCGGAAGACGAGCCCGCTCCCAAGAAGGCTCGCGGTCGCAAGATCGCCGACGAGGATGCTGACGAGAAACGCGCACGTGGTCGCGGCCGCAAAGCCAAGGAACCCGAGCCGGAACCCGAGCCGGAACCGGAGCCGGAGGAGG